AGCAGGAAGCCCGATCACTTTTACTCAGGCGATGACGCTGGATGCGAGTGGGAATTTGGGGGTGGGGACTACGAGTCCCGCAGGTTTTAGCAGGCTATCTGTTGTCGGAAATATTGCGACTGTATCACCAGACGCAACAATCCAAGGCATATATTCGGCGGCAAATACTGGTGAAATTAGGCTTGGCGGCTTTAAATCTGGCGGCAACACTTTCCTTGTATTTACCACTGGCGCAGACACCGAACGCGCCCGTATTGACTCCAGTGGTACATTTACAACCTACAAGGACGCAATTTTCAACGAGGTTAAGATAGGTAGAGGTGGGGGTTCAGGTTTTGCTAACACTGCTGTTGGTCAGGATGCCTTATCCTATAACACAGTAGGTTACTACAACACTGCTGTTGGTCAGGGTGCTTTATCCTATAACACAACAGGTTCCTACAACACAGCTTTTGGTCAGGGTGCTTCATTCTATAGCAACACAGGAACCCACAACACTGCTGTTGGTTGGAATGCTTTCTATAACACAACAGGTGACGGTAACACTGCTATTGGTAGTAATGCGCTGTCTACTGGCCCAACTTATTATAACTGTAGTGCTCTAGGTCAAAATGCTCAAGTTTCAGCTTCAAACCAAAATCAGATCGGTAACAGCAGTACAAGTACTTATGTATACGGTACTGTTCAAAACAGGTCTGATATAAGGGATAAAGCCGATGTAAGGGACACACTGCTTGGTCTTGATTTTATTAACGGGTTAAGGGCTGTTGATTATAAATGGGACATGCGCGAGGACTATAAACCGGCGAGACCTTCAGGTGAAGGTGGTAACCCTGCCTCTAAAGAAGAGATTAGCGAATGGCAAGAGGCTTGTAGATTCGCTAATATTAAGCGAGACGGTAGTAAGAAACGCAGTAGATACCATCATGGGCTGATAGCACAAGATGTTAAAGCGTTAGTTGATAAACACGGTATAGATTTTGGGGGTTTGCAAGATCATTCTTTAACAGGAGGTGACGATGTGTTGTCTATTGGGTATGATGAACTGATTGCACCACTGATTAAGGCTGTACAAGAGTTATCTGCACGTATTGTTGTTTTAGAATCAGGTGGCAACCGTGTATAAACTAAGTACCAAACCTGATACAGTTATTCGCTTGTTTGACAATGCGTTTATTCAGTTCAACGAATTGAATCCTGATTACGTAGCTTACTTAGATTGGGTAAGTTTAGGCAATCAACCTGCACCAGCAGACATTGTAGCACAAGATATACCATCTGCTAGGATGCTTGGTATTGAGTTTCAAGGTGTTATGTGCAGTGCTACTAAGGAAGATCAAGACGGTCTTTTAGCAGTACTGATTGCTTACCAACTTCAAGGTGATAACTTTCAACCCACTAGATACGATTTCCAAAACGGGAGTAAATTAACCATAACCAAGCAAAACATCCAGCAGTTCATAGCTGTTTGGATGCCATTTAGACAATCATTCTTTGTACCAACATGACACCCCTTAATTTAAAACCTGATAAAGTTTATTTTGTATTTAAACGAGACGCAGCAAGTGACGCTACGTTGTTTCAGAGACTAGCTAATTTAGCCATCAAGTTCAGGTTAGTTAGTCAATGGGGACATGGTGGTATTGCTATCAACGGTGACTTGCTGCACAGCACAACCAGTAGAGGTTTGCATAAACTGAAACAAGGTGAATGGTCACCAGATAAATGGGACTTCTTTGAAACCGATTTAAACGCCCTAGACGTGCTTAAACGATTCGAGACTAGGGTAGGTACTACCTATGATTGGTTTAGCCTTCTAGCCTTTGTAATCCCTACTGCTAGGGATTCTACGCGACTATACTGCTTTGAATGGATGTGGCTTGCTGCTACAGGCTGGAATCCTAACCTCAAGGTAGCCCCCGAAACACTACTAGCACTTATTGCAAGGAAAGTACAATTATGAACTGCGTGTCAAAGAAGTACCATCAGAACCCACAGATTCTGACTACATCTCAAGTATTTTGTCTTACGTTGATAATCACAATGGTGCTGTACTTTACAGGATTGTTTACTGTTAGTGCAGTCAATGCTATGGAACCTTGGGTACAGAATGTTGTTTATGCTGTGTCAAGAGTACCTATTTTGTTTGTAGTGCTTTACTTTGCACTACGAAAGGTAGATAAATGATTACAGAAACCACTATAAGTGCATGGTTACTTAGTAAAGTTGTACCTACAGTGTCTGCATTGTTTGCAGGGTTGACTTTGGTAATGTTTTGGACACCGCAAAAGCTACTTGAAAAAGGTAGAATTGCTAGTGTATTTATTGCCGGTGCAATATCAGCAACTTTTGGTTTTGCATTTACTAGCTTGTTCCTGCACTACTTAGGACTTCCCACTGACAGCCTTGACTATGTAATCGGTGCGGGTTGGCTACTGGGTTTCTTTTCTGTTGCTATTATGAACTGGTTGGCTAACGCAATCAGTAATCGTGCAACAAAAGATATTACAGAAATTATTAACGAAGTGAAAGGCAAGACATGAAAGTCTTTGCATTAAAGAAGGGGAATAACCAATGGCTCCGCTAATCATGGGTATTATTTCAAGTCTTATCAGCAGCAAACTTCCACAAGTAGCGCAAGCTGTCGCAGACAAGGGTGTTGACTACGTGAGTGATAAACTCGGTATCAAACTAGAACCGGATATGTCTGCTGAAAAGATTGCAGAGATCCAAGTTGCTGCACAGAAGCACGAAGAATTCAAGATTGAACAAGACAATAAGAATACTGACAGTGCTAGGATAATGCAGGGTACAGCCTTGCAGCAAGATGACTTGTTTAGTAAACGCTTTGTCTACTACTTGGCTACGTTCTGGTCTTTTGCTACAGCAGTCTACATTGCTTGCATCACGTTCATGGTTATTCCAGAAGGTAATACAAGGTTTGCAGACACGGTGCTAGGCTTCTTGTTGGGTACAGCAATCGCCACAATCTTGAACTTCTTCTTCGGTTCAAGCCAAAGCAGTAAGGACAAAACAGAAGCGATTAGTACATTAGTGAAGAAAGCATGACATGCAGCTATCAAAGAACTTCACCTTGACCGAACTAACTAAAACCCAAGTTAGGCAGTTTGACAACATTCCAAATGAATCAGAGATCGCTAACCTAAAGCTGTTAAGTGAAAGGGTATTGCAACCTATCAGAGATTTGTTTGGTGCTGTGACAGTTAATTCAGGGTATAGGTCAGTTGCTGTTAATTCAGCGGTAGGTGGTTCACCTACAAGTGACCACACTAAGGGCCAAGCTGCTGATATTGAAGTTATCGGAAAACCTAATCGTGAACTTGCTGAATGGATTAAAGCTAACTTAAGATTTACTCAAATAATTCTTGAATTCCCCGGCATAGAACCAAATGAAGGGTGGGTTCATGTATCTTATAACCCAAAGGAATTGAAACAACAAGTACTTACTGCTAAGAGAGTACAAGGGAAGACAAAGTACTTCAACGGTTTAGTTTAACAACTTACAAACAAAGAAACCCCCTAGGTCGCAAGACCTAGGGGGTTTTATAATTTGTGGGAGATGTTTAAAGCTAGTTTATAAGCTTTTTCTAACCCCGATAGTACATGAGTAGCCAGAACATGCAGTAACCGCATGTAGATCGTTTAAACCAAGCTGTAATTCACTGCTTCGGTTTAGAAGTCATCCCATCCCTTCACAGCAGAACTTTGTGAATACTCTGTTACTGTTGTTTCAAAGAAGTTCTCTCGTTTCCCGTCTTGCTTATCTAAATAGTTGTAAGGGTTTGTGTTGAATCCATTGTATAGTACCCCGACCCCAACAGCCTTTGCACGTTGGTTAGCTAGGTATTTAACATACTCCTCAGTGCTTCGTTTAGAGATACCTAGGATTCTATCACCATATATTTCATACCCCCATTCAATTTCTGATTCAGCAGATTCCATGAGTGTGTCACGGATAATATTTCGATCTTCTTCATTGTTTTTTAAGTTGAAGAGTTCTTTGACAAGCTGGCTCATAAAACTGACATGCGTAGCCTCATCAGTGTCAATATACTGAATCATCTTAGCGACACCTGTTAACTTACCTCTGGAATCCAGTAAATAGAAGAACTCAAACCCATTGTAAAAGTAAATACCTTCTAGTGCAAAGTCAGCGGCAATTGCTTTCTTAAAATTCAACTCTGTCCTATTGTCAATGAATTGTTGATACTTTGCTGCAATCTTCTTATTGCGCTCAAGCAGTAACGGGTTATGCCGCCAGTAGTTGTAGATTTCCTCTCGTTCCAAGTTGGGGAACAACTCTTGCAAGATGTACTGATAAGATTGTGAATGAATCTGTTCTTGAAATTCCTGCAATGTGAACAATGCATTAATCTCTGGTGCTGACACAACAGCAGACAGATTAGGGATATTTGCAGTCTGCATACTGTCAAGAGCAATTAAGAAACTTAATGTATTCTTTAATGCTTGCAGTTCATCAGTAGTTAATTCCTTGATGGTAGTCCGATCATCCACTAACGACACCTTTTGTGGAATCCAGTGATTATTCAGCATGATTGAGTACAATTTACTTGCCCAACTGTATTTAACAGAGTTGAGATTGGCAATCCCTGTACTGTTTCCACCAACCAACATACGACTACCTAGGCTGTCGTCACCTTCTGGATTGAATACTAATCGTTGCTTCATGAGAACCTTTCTAAAATCCCCCGCCGAAACGGGGTTTGTTTAATTAACCAGCACAAGCTACGCAGTCTTCACCAGCTTGTTCTTTTTGTTTTACACTGCGAATATAGTAGATAGCTTTCAAACCTTGTTTGTGAGCGTAGTGAATTGCATCATACAAGTCTTTTGCTTTGAAGTCAGGTTTGTTTTGGTCAAAGATCAATTCCATTGAAATACCTGTATCAGTGAACTTCTGCATTGCTGCACAAGCGTCAATAATCTCCTTGGCGCTAAACTTAACCTGAGTCTTACCGTACCCAATTGGGTTATCCTTCAAATACTTTGCAGCAACCTTAACACTCCCTGTCTTGTTATCTTCCGAGAAGAAAGCACTGTAGATTGGTAGTACGCTGGCGCTCGCATCTTGACTGATACTAGTACTGGTTGTAGGTGCGGGGCTAGTCAATTGACTATTCCTCATACCGTGGATATCAATCTGAGACTGCAAATAACCCCATTCGTATTTACCACAACCAATCTCTTTGAAGCGTTTGGTCATAGAACCATCCTTCCAAGCACTGTATTTAAAAGCGCCAAAAGCACCCTTTTCCTTAGCAAGTTCAACTGATTGCAAAGCGGCATTGTATTCAATGCACTCAAAGATTTCAGAAATCAGTTTCGTATTAGCATAGGAATACCGTTCTCTAGCAAAGTAGTCATGCAACCCCATAACACCAATGCCGATAGTTCGGTAGCGTTCATTGTGAGCCTTCGTGATCGAATCAGGGTGATTAGTCATTTCAATACCTGTGTTAAGAATCTTGCAAGCAATCTTAGACACTGCTGCGAGATGTTCCATGTCACGGATATTCCCCATGTTGATTGAACCGAGATTACAAACATGCCCGTACTTATCTGGAACTACGTTACTAAAGGATTCGGTGCAAAGATTTACACAAGGAATACCAATACTTTCAGGGTCATTCTTATTGGGGTTAAACTCATTGATCTGATCAACAAAGGCTAGATACGGAAGACCAGTTTCAAACTGAACACGCATTATTTGTTTGGTCAAGTCCTTAGCCTTGATACGGCGACTCACTTTCAGTTTCTTTTGGTCATAAGCCTGTTCAATCTTGGAGTATGCTTCTTCAAAATCCTTACCGTACTTTCCACGAATGTCAATACCAAGTTTTTGCTTTACCTCAAACGGGCAGAAAGTAGTCCATTCCAAGTTCATTTCATCCCGATGCATGAAAATATCAGGTGTTGTAACTTGAGGAAACACGTCGTATGCCTTCAGACGAACATCACCGTGCTCAGTCTGCATGTCCAAGAAATCGAGAATATCATTGTGCCAGATAGGGAGCGCCACTGTTCCAGCACCAGCTCGTTTACCACCTTGATTTACAGCTACTAAAGTATCATTGATAATCTTGACCCATTGGACGATTGTGTTACTTGCGTTTTCAGCTTTACCAACAGAACTTCCTTTGGCACGGAGATTACCAAGATAGATGCCCAATCCACCACCGTTCTTACTGATCTTTGCAATGCGGTGGATGTTATTGAAAATGCTGTCAATATCATCTTCAATGCTGATAATAAAGCACGATGCTGTATTACCACCAGAACGCAGGTTAGACATGAAAGGTGTAGCAAGACTGAACTCACGTTTGCTCAAAACATTGTAGACTTCTTTAACAAATTCTGTGCGCTGTTCCGGTGAAACATTTAACCCAAACCGCAACGCATTAACCATGTGCATTTGCTGATTGGTTTCGTACTTGTTCTGATACTTGGTGCTGTTTGTAATCAATGCTGCATAGCTACAATCAAGGTCGCGGTCATGCTTAATATAGTTGCCAAATTCGTTCAATTCTTCGCTGCTATACGATAGTAACGACTTATCATAGAATCCCTTACCTACAACATAGTTAATAAATTCTGCAAAAGGTTTATCTAAGAATTGACTACTGTGTTGCTGATGCATAGCAAACGCATGACCTGCAACCATCAACCATTCAGGCTCCTGTGCATTGGCAAGCTGTTTAGCGTGTCCAACAATATTCAATTGAATATCAGAAGTCCTAATACCCTGCTTCAGGAAATAGTCGATTCTGGATTCGAGTTTTAACGGATTGACTTCCGTACCAGCACAGGCATGTGCGATACTTTGCTTAACTTTTGCAATATCAAAATCTTCTTTTGTCCCATCTCGTTTCGTAACCTTAATAATATCCATTATTTACATTCCTCATTTTCTTTTGTTTCTTCATCCTCGTCCTCCCAAACTCCACCCAACCTATCAGTAGTCAACCCCTTGCTTCGGTACAGGTCAATAAGCAACATACTACCAGATGCCTTGTCTTTAGCTTCACGACTGGCTAGGTTAGATTCAATCCAATCAACATCAATACGCTCTAACCCAACCCAACGGCTCCCGTCATAAACTTCATTAAAGTTATTCCTGTGCTGATTTACTTGATGTTCATAATTTTGATTTGTGTCAATCCCTGCTTGGTGCAGAATCTGTTTCAACTCTGCTTCGTTTTTCATTGCGTACATTTCTGTGAATTTTGGGTCAGCTTTGTACAATTCTGACAAGCTGATTACACGAATAGCTGCAATATCTGCCATGTTTATTCTCCTTATTTTATCCTAATAAAAGCAAAAGGATATGTATTTTACCACGGATTCCCTGCAAAATACAGTGAAAGTAAATGGCTGCCGCCATTTACGCATGAAGTTTATAACTATTAAATAGCTACATCAGCTTTGATTGCTGAATGAGAATTATACCCTAAAAGCTCAAAGTCTGCAAGCTGGTAGTCAAAGATTGAATCAGGCTTACGCAACAGAATCAACTTAGGTAGTGCCAAAGGTTTCCGTTGCAAGCAAAGATTGACTTGTTCAATGTGATTGCTGTAAATGTGGCAATCACCACCAGTCCAAATGAACTCGCCTACGTCCAAGTTGCATTGTTGTGCAAGCATATGAGTCAGTGCTGAATAGGAAGCAATGTTAAACGGTACACCCAAAAACGCATCTGCACTGCGTTGGTACAACTGACATGACAGTTTGCCGTTGGCTACATAAAACTGAAAGAAAGCGTGGCACGGTGGTAAAGCCATATCTGGAATTTCTGGAGGGTTCCACGCACTGACAATGTGCCTACGGCTATCAGGGTTTGTTTTTAGACTACTAATTAGGTCAGCAATCTGGTCAATACCGCCGAAATCACGCCACTGTTTGCTGTAGATAGGCCCGAGTTCACCGTTGGGTGCTTTCCACGCATCCCAAATGTGGCAGTCTTGTGCAATCAACGTATTTGCATTGGTATCACCATCCAAAAACCACAGTAGTTCTTTCAGCATAGTCTTGAAAGCAAGTTTCTTAACCGTAGTAGCTGGAAATCCTTTTTGCAAATCAAACCGCATCTGATAGCCAAAGGCGCTGATTGTACCAGTACCAGTTCGGTCTTCTTTGTGAACACCGTTATCAAGAATGTGTTTAAGGAAGTCTTTGTATTGTTGCATTAAATTCCTTTCTTATTTGCAATCAACTAGATTAAGATTGTACCACACATCTGGGTATTTACTCCACGGATTCTCACGTCCACCACCACTATTTAATAACCATTGACAGAACTCGGCGTCATAGCCAGTTCCCTGCATAAGTTGTTTGACAGTAGGTGTGTTGGAATAAACTTCAAGGAAATATTCACCGTGTTGGTCATAGTCATTATATTCACTTGTCAGAATCCAAACTCTCATCTTATACACCTTTCTTAATCTTCATTGATTTAACATACAGATTGTTCTTCATCAGAATCTTGTGGCTTTGCAGCATCTTTTCACTTGATTTGAACTGCTGCATATTACCTTGCTGGTCAATCCAAGTAATTGTATGCGTAGCTGATTCTGACAGTGCTTTAATTCGGGTAGATTTCATTTCAACTCTTGTGCTGCGATCATTGCGTCTGCCGTCGCAAGCGAGGCGTCTACGATGTTATTGTACCAGTCTTGGGCAGTTTCAGCTTCTCCAACCAATGCTTGATCCATCGCAAACGCTTGCATCGCCCGTGCAGCGATTTCATTGCGCTGAGACTTTCGGATCATGTCATTCAGCCAGTCGGTTCCGCTATCCGGTACTCTCAGTTTGATTGCGGCGTATTCGCGTAGTGTCATGCCGGGCTGACCGCTGTTGCAACCATGTTCCTCTAGTGTTGGGAATGCTAATGCATATTCTTTGTCTGTCATACTTTCTCCTTTTCAAGTCTAAGTTGCAAATAAGCCAATGCTCTCCATGCAAGTTTAACATCATGTTGAACACCATCTGTATCCAAGCTATTGCGGTCAATCAAGTGCCGACCAATGCAATCAATGTGGTCAGTTGACTTGGTACGATCCCAACGCAAGTCAGAACCGTGGTTGTGTTGCTCATTTGCAATTTTACTGCATTTTGCCACCTCTGCAAGTGCAAGCGGAAAGTAATCAACCAACCCGGTCACAATAGGGATTTGCTTGCGTTCAGCAGCGTTTTGCGTGAGCATCATGTTAGGTTTACCACCATCATCCTTGAAACCTTTGTTTTCAGCTAACGGTTCAGCTTTAGTTTGACTATCGGCAAAACCTACAATATCATCATCAGTTTCTATACCATCATGTTGTAACCCAAGTTTGGTTACCGTAATTTTACGGTCGTTGTTGTTGCCAACAAAGTAGGGGTAATATTCTTCATCGACCCAACCATGTCCATCTAGTAGTGTAGCAATTTTACCACCACGGGTAAGCAATTTGTCACCGATCTTAGTCTTAGCCATGTCAAACATTCTTAGTTCCTTTCAGAAAGTTATTACTATCAACTTTAACGTAACCCGAAGGCTTACGAACCTTACCATTTGTGCAATCACGGATTACGTAGCAGTCATGCACTGGATTATAGCTGACATATGCATTAACCCCTTGGACTGCAAGGTCTTTAAGGCTTTGCATAGCTTCCTCATGTGTCTTAGGGTACTTGGACAGGTTGTTCAAACCTACTTCGTTAGCAGCAGCTTCAATATCGTAACCACGGTTCTGCATCTTTTGCAAGACACCTACAACCGTTACCAGTACATCTAAGGCTTCTTTGACAATCTCACCTTCATCTTCACCTGTTTCAAAGTATACCACCTCAGCATCACTCAACTCACGGGCTTCGTCAGCTACAAATTTGATCTGATTACAAAGTGCATTGTTATCAATCTCTTTATCTGCACCACTGATTTCATTGAATTTCATTGACAGGTCAATCAGTTTTTGTAGGTTCATTCTTCAACCCCTGCTGTAGTATCTGCAATCAAAATCAAAAGCCGTTCAACATCGGCACGTTCACAACGACCTACATCATCTTGAACAGGGTGAACTTCCCAATACGGTTCACCAAAGCAACCCAAACTATCCCTGCTATCAAGATAGATTGACTTCTCAGCACCGCACGGTAGTTGTACACGGAAACGAACTACTGCGTCACCAAACGGTGGGATTACTTGAATCTTCCATTCAGCAGGGAACTGGATAAATGGGATGTGTTCTATTTCCTGTCCCCATTTCTGGTTACGTTCTACGTTAAAACGTTGATCACGCTCTGAATGACTACTGATAGCTCTCAGGTCTTGGTTCTCTACTGTAAGACTTTTCACCTTTTCTTGTAGGTCTTCGATTTCATCTACTACTTCCAAGAACGCACCACTGAGTTTACCTTCTTGGATATAGTTCTTCAATAGCTCTGCGATCATACTCATTCTTCAACTCCGAAATGTTCTTTAATATCTTCATCCGACAATTCACAGGCTTCCATTTCAAGAAACATAGCAACATCGTTGCCGGTAAATCGGTCTTCACAGACTGCCGCATACTTTTTAGCAGAATATAGCATACCTGCACGAAACGCTTCTGCCACAATCAACTCGGCGAACTGGTTGGCAAACGCATCTAACATAACCGCACTACTATGTTCAACTGTGAAGGGAATCTTCTGTTTCATGCAGACTTGTGTATACAGTTGTTTAATTCGTTCGTTCATTCTTTTACTTCTTAGTCCACAAGATTGCAGAGATAACAAACCACAACAAAGCACCCGTATACATATCCTGAGTGAGTTGCTGTTGTATGATATTGGTTGTTGGAATAGTCAGTGCGTTAAGACAACTGATAACCCCAATTACTAAAGACACGTATGACAAGATTTTTAACATTTTAATTCTCCTTTACTAAAACAAAAAGACCTTACCACATTCCACCATAATCATCACTGTCGGATGGGCTGTAATAACTACGTTCACGTTTTCTCTGCGCTTCATACGCCCTTGCTTTTCTTTCTTGTTCAGTCCAACTTTCTAGGTCTTGCCGTGACTTACGTTGTGCTTCACCCCACGACTGTCCAAAATAAGTATCATCATCTTCAGTGTTCATTTAAGTTCCTTTCATTACAAACAATAAAACCCTACGCCGTTTCCAGCATAGGGCTTATTATAGCACGAATTTTATGTCAGTAGTAAAGCCTGATCTGCTGGCGTGGTCTTTACAAGTACTTCTTATTCAAATAGTTCAACGAAACAGGCATTAAGTCAAAAGCACCATCTTTAACTTCGTGCAACATGAGGACACCTCGCCAATGCTTGTTACCTTGTGGACTCATATAGTCTTCATTGTGTGCATAGAAAGAACCAGCTATGATCGACGTAATTGGTTGACCATCTGCACGGTAAGCTGTGGCAATCTGTAAACCTTGTTGATGACCAGCAATACAGCTCATGTGCTTCTTGTTAAGCTGCGCCGCTGCTGTACTTGCAGGTCGCCCAGCAAGACCTGTTGTAAAGTAGTGACTGAAGGCAACGCCTTCTTCTACATGGACTTCAAGGAAAGGAACAGTAGTCCAACCGAACTTTTCGTATTCCAAGTCATCAAGCGACAGCACGCCGTCCAGTTTCGGATCATCATTCACTGCACGGTTAATACGATGTTCATGATTCCCATAGAGCATAATCATTTTGGGGTTGTAAGTTGTACCCTTTGACTTACAACTGTTTAACGGTGCAAGCAGGGTTTGCATCGCTGTCTTAGCTGCTGTAATGTCTGACTTATATCTACGTCCTTCAAAACTTTTCTTACCTACATCGTATGAACTTAAACTAGGCATGTCGGCAAAGTCACCAAGGCAAATAATTGTATCTGGCTTCTTTTCAACAATGTACTGCCCGAGTTTACGTAGATAGTCGAAATCGTGTCCGGGTTTGGCTTGCACATCTGGAATTACAAGAATCTTTTTTCCTTGGATTGAAGTATTTTTTGACTTCGGTTCAACCTTCGCTGTTTTAGGTGCAGTGTATCCTTCTACTTCAATGCTACCCAAGTAGTAATTAATTCCAGACTTAGACAAGCTAAGTTCTTGTGCAATCTGACGACCGGACAAACCTGCGTTATGCAAGGATTCGATTTGTTGTTTCTGTTGTGCTGTATATGCCATTGTGTTCCTTTATTCGTTAGAACCAAATTTAAAATACTTTAGTGCAATTGCATAGCTATCACTGTCCATAACATCATCCAGCGTTTGTTCTGAATCTTCATAGTAGTCTTTAAAACTATCTACATACTGTGTTAAAGGATGCTTAGTCCTATTAATCGCAACGGTATCAGTGTTAACACCAAAACCACTACCTCGCAAAAAGTTAACGAAGTTATGCAAGGCTTCAAGCCACGTATCAGCTTCAAATCGAATGATGAATTCTACACCTTCGCAGTCAGTATGTTTAAATTCCCATTTGTTGCGTTGTAAGTTAGGTATCATCTTGGTTCTCCTTTTCTATGATTAATCTGATTTTGTCGTAACCGTGATTACGAGTTAGGATTGCTTTACGAAACAGTTCTTTACGCTGTTTACCATTAGAACCTTTTGGTTGACCTAGTTGAACAAGTACATTGTCTTTGCTAGGCTCTTTGAGTTTGTTATACAGCGTAGTGCAACGTTTAACCCAACCATTATGATACGGATTATCAGAGTAGTCTTGTTCCAGATACTCAGCAAGATTACGTAGTAGTTCTGGCAGAGGCTTGTCTGTTATCCACTCCAAGCATCGCTTATAGGCATTAAACACCAACCCTTCAAAAGCATTTGATTGCCTATGAAGTGCAGCACGGGTATGCTGTGTTACATGACTATGGTCACAAACTGAATCTCTGTCTTGGATAACTTCCTTCAAGATGGGGTCAATACCTTGTTGCTGATTAAGCAACCTCAGCTTTTCCTTCTTGATTTCCACTGCTGTATACAAGTCCTTTACCACGATGATTCCCTCGTGATATAAGCTGTTTTCAGAATCAGTGTCATAGTTTTACACCGTATCTTAATGCAAATTCAATAAAATCCAACTTGTCAAAACTTGTTTCCATCATCCTCACGCATTTGTGAAGCAACTTAAGCATACCAACATAGTCTGTGACTATCTCAGAGCCATCCCAAGCCGTGTATATGACCTCACCGGGGTAAATCCTTTGGTACTCAGAGATAACCGCTTCTAGGGCTTCCTGCCTAGTCTTGCACTCCTTCAATACTTTGTAGGCCGTCTTCTCACCGTACTTAATTCCAGCTACTTCAAATGGTCTGTAAAAATCGGTAGTGTCACCAATCAGCATTTGTTGACAATACCACAAAAATCCGCTACCTTTGACTTCATCTTTTGCATTTAGGTGCAGTTCACCAAGATCAGAAATCAGTAACGGCTCTGCATCTTCTTTGGTGAAGTCATAGACTTTCAATCCAGAGTAAGCTAAAGCATCCTTGTCTTGACTACAAATAATTACATCGTAACCCTTTTCCAAGTAGTCATAGCCGTAATACACAACAGCATCATCTGCTTCCCAAAAGTCAACAACTTCTGCATCTTGTACTTTTCTGACATATTCTCTGACTTCTTTCAAATGCACTGGACGGATAAAGTCTTTGCGATTTGACTTGTACTGCTTTTGAAGCGGTAGATTGTCCCTGAAGTTGTTCTTACCACCAAGAATCAACTTAATGACCTCTGGTTTGAACTTATCCTTCAATCGTTTGATTTGGTTCTTGACAATATAGGTAGCGTGAGAAACATCTTGTGGTGTTTGAATGTCAGTGAACTCATAGTCCTCTGCATTGTACACAAAATCCTTAGCTTTCAGAAAGTCCTTGAATTGCGTTCTGGTGTCAAATACCTTGACTCTGCCTGACTTGATGTGTTTGACTTCTACCGTGCGGGCTTCAATTGTAGCTGCTGCACGGTAACAAACAATGTCTGCATCAATCAGCAAGGCTACAGGTTTCTTTTTCTTACCCATAACCCTGTTCGATTAGCTACGTGCGATTTCGATATAGTGATCTGTTGTACTAGAAACTTCTTCGAGTTCCGATACCTTAGAATCAACAATTGCTTTGGCTACCTTAGCTGCTACATTTGGTTTACCACCCCCCGTTTTGATCATAGTCTTAACTTCCTTGATTTGTTCAGTCAATGATTGTTGTTCCATAAGCAATCGTACCAAAGCGGCAATACCATCCTTAACTGCATTGGTGTTTGTGAGTTCATTACTGGTTGTCATATTACTCCCCTTCTGTTGTTTGATTCTGTTCTTGAGCTTGTTGCAACAACTTCTGGTGCAACGGATAAGCCCCCGATTCTGTTGGCATTTGACCGATTACTCGGACAATAAATGCTGCTTCGTTTTCTTCTAGTTCAAATTTCATATGATTCCTTTAAATTTTATTTAGTATTTCTAAGAAAGTAACAGAATCCTAGAACTATTGAAGCAAATGGCGCAATAAAAATAAGGGCAAACAGAGCTACACATAGTACTAGCAATTTCGGGATTACTTTCAATAAAGTTAACATGGTTGGCTTACTTATTCAGCATCAATGCATTAAATGTAGAGGGAACCACAATAGTCTGCACCTTGCCGTTCTTGATACCTTCACTAATGTTTAGTGCAGCTTGTGCTTGCATAAACGCAATACTACTACCTGAATTGTTAGCCAACGCTGCCATACGACGGGACTCAGCCTCTGCTGTTTTGACTTCGACTTCTTTCTGCTTGAGTTCGTTCTTTGCACGAACCAAGTCATTCGCAGATGCAACAACAGTATCAGCAGGAAGTACGTTACGAATCAGGACTTGACTGATTGTAATATCACCGTCCAGCTTTTCTTCTGCAAGATTGCGAACAATTTCATCCTTGATAAAATTTTCCATTTCACTACGATTGTCTGCCATGTCCAAGGCTTCGTACTTACGTGCAGCTTTGTATACAGCATTACGCGCATTTTGCACAATGTAGTTATACATCAAGTAAGTGTCACCCTTATCTGCTGCATGGAACGCTTTGTTCTTTGTAGCAAACAACTCAGACACTCTTTGAGGGTTGATGTTGTAGACGATAACGGCATCAAGGTCTTTCATGGTGCTGTTGTCTTTTGCAACAGGTGTCATGTTTTCCAGAACCACGTTTACATCCTTTACAGGGAATGTAAGAACATCACCGACCAGCACCTGATTGAATGAACCCGGCAACAACTCACCCTGTTGGACTTGTTTATCAAAACCAATACGTACACCGACTTCACCAGTCTCAACACGGGCACAACCCGTGAAGATCAAAGACAAACCAAGCATCAAACTCAAAAACAACTTCTTCATAAAATCTCCTTCAAAACAAAACAACAATTGTGGTAATCACGGCAAATGCTACAAAAGCAGACAACAGTGATTTACCAAGAATCTTGATTGTACTGTACTTTTCTTTGTTTGTCAATTGCTGCCAAGAAAGATAGCATCCAGCAACAAACAACCAAACCAATACAAACATTAGAATAGCTTTTACCATAATTCCTTTTTAATCAATTTAAACGATCTACAAGCCAGAAATAAGGTGCTAGGCTATGTGGGTACTAACCTAGCACAAAATCAGCTATAAACCGTGTTTAAATGTATTTTAGAAGTGCATCAAAAAGGGATCATGTCGTCGTCCAAGTCTTCAGCTACGGCTTTAGGCTTTGCAACTGCTTTAGCAGCAGGTTTAGCAGGGGTACTGGTAGGTGCAGCTTTAGGTGCATCCCCAAACTCAGAGCCGGGTTCACTTGCTGTTGATGGTGCTTTCACGTATTCAATCAGTTCAGTAACCAACACGTTTTTCAATCGAGCGAATGTACCAATCTTACCATCGTAATTATCTATACTGATCGCACCGATAGAACCATTTGCAACCAACTTGGTAGTGGTAATATTCACACGACTACCGTCTTCAAGTTGTTCAAACACTCGAGGTTGATAAATTTCAGGGACAGGTCTACCATCCCCCAACTTGGTATTCTTACGCAGTGTCACGATGTACTGCTTGCGCTGACCCTGATAAGGTGCTGGAATCTTGTAGATTTCCTCAAAGTCAGTAGTCTTAACTTGTTTTGCAGGTTGCTTAGGATAAGCAGCATCCCATTCATCTGCGAAGTCCTCTGTGACTAAAATGCTTGCTTTCCACTCGCTGCCCTTTTCTTCAAGGAAGCACTTGCGGGGTGTATCGACTTGGATAAAAACCAAAGTACCTTCAATTTTGTTAATAGACATTTTTATATTCCCTTTCATGTGTTAAGGATGTGTTAATTGTGTTTGATAGCTTACCTATCAGCAAACCGTTAAAGCGGTAACGGTCAACCGAGTACTTACTGAATTAGTAGGTTGAATTATGTTGTTTTGAAGTATTGTGTAACTACGACTTCTTTTAGTTCAACAAAGAACCACTCTGTATATTCAGCACCGTTGTAGCTCTGATACCAACCATCAAATTGCACAAAGACTTTCTCATCACCTTTGGTAAAGCTGTAGACAGTCCAGAAGTCATCGCCTTCACCTTCACCACCGTGTCGTGCTTCGTGATTAAAATTAACACCTAGCTTGTTTAATTCAGCTTTGAACTCTGTCACGCAATCTTCATCCCATTGAGTAACATTTGTAAACTCAGAATAGAAAAATTGTCGTTCAACCTCTTTATTATCCTGCGCATCAAACAGTGCTTTAATTTCTTCCTTCAAACTCATATCAATCCCTTTCAAGAATATGTTTAACTTTTACAAACTGTTCGGGGTTGTATTCCGCTAGGACTTCAGGGTAGTTGTCAATAGCAAAATCCCTAAACCAACCACTACACAAAGTAGTGCAGACTTTCTCAAGGCTTTTCATATAAGCCAGTTTACTGCTGCAAGTCCAGTTACTAGGCACTAAGAACCTTTCAACTGAAATCACTTTAGTTTCTTCAGCTACACAGCGCACTTTGTCTTGGTAACTGAGATTATACCACAAATCTTTGTCGCACCAAACCTTGCTTGTATCCTTCTGTAACTTTATGTACAACGGTTTATCATAATACGCCAAAAGCTCATGTAAGTAGTCATGATCGTAAACCTTAGTTACTGCATCGTCAAAGAAGTCAACAACAGATTGTTTCAGGTTAGGATGACCCTTTGAGAACTCAATGTATGACAGCCTCACCCTGTTTTCATAGTCCTTGTTACAAACCAAGTACTTTGACAAACCATATTTGTGATAGTGCGTAATGTGCTTACCAAAACTAAGACTGCGCCACAAGTGACTTCGTTTGATAATAGCTAGACCTTCTTCGCACATGACATGAAACCCGTCAAGCAAATGACCAGTAGCGTATTTACGCATGTCCCTATTATTCAGGAAATCAGGGTCGTGCCATTCAGTACCAACAATAGCTTCGTCAGAAATAACATCCCAATCCGTATCAGGCTTGAGGGTCAAATCTTTTCGCCAGTAAGCCAACGCACGAGAACCGATTAGAACTTTCATACCACAGCCTTAGCATTCTTCGCAGTGCTTCAAAATCTGTGTCACACATATGCTGAACAACATTTTCCCAATTCGTGCTGGTTTAAAATCACGTAGACCATACCCGTCAATACACTGATCCCCGATACAAAGAGTCCAATCTTTATCTCCGATCACAATCATAACATCTTCAGTAAGTTCTGTGCTAACACCTGTTATGGCTTGTTCAGCGTTAGCTGCACCAACCCACAGATCAAATCTAATGGCAGTTCCTCTAAGGATTCTAACTTTAGAACCGTCTGATTTTGTGAAGCGCAAATATTTTGACATAATAACCTTTCTGTTGTTTGGTAGGTACGCCGGGACTCGAACCCAGAACTGCCCGATTATGAGTCGAGTGTTATAACCATTTAACTAAATACCTGTATTGGTAGGCGGTGGCAGGATCGAACTGCCATTGGAATTTTAGAAGAATTCTTTCTTATCCATTAGAAGAACCGCCTATGATTTCGCTATTGTATCACTGATTGCTCAGGTTGTCAAGTTCTTTGCAACGGTATCGCGGATTTCAACCAATGAAGTTTCGGTTACGAGATTACCATCAATAAATACCGTTTGCAAACATCCAAACTTCTCTTGTTCCGGTGTTTGTTGGTCGTGTAATACATACGTATCGTTTTCAAGCTCAACACGCAACAAACCTTTCGCTGACTTTTTAACACCACTATCAGTGATAGGGTCTTTGAACAACTCAACACCTTTGCCGTCACATACACTATATGTTGCTTTCATTGCAAACCCGAATGTGTCACGGGTAACGTATTGGTACGTATAGCTACCCACACCAAACACCACGTTGCAGCTTGCAAAACCCTTTTGCATCAATCGTTGCATGATATCGTTTGCGCGGTCAAGTGTAATGCTGTCGCCATAGATAAGACCAACACGTTCGTTCAAGACTTTAAAACCTTTGTCAGTGATTGTACCACCGAATGTGTCCCACAGTAACTCTACAGCACCTTTTTGCTCAGGGGTGTTACCACCAAGTTCATGTGATGTACCACACAGAATATCAGCAGGGTCACCAGAGTCAGGTCGAAACACTACTTTAGCGAGTCCCAACTCATTAGGTTTACGATCAAGAATCTCTTGTTTCAATGATGGTGCTGTTTCAGTCATCACCTTCCAAAAGTCCCAAGTGTCAGAAACGATGCTGACAAGACCTGTTGGTACAACTTCCGTAATCAATCGCTTGAAAGTTTCACGCTCATTGACTTTACCACCCGCGCACATAACACTGTGCTCAGTAGCAGGGACAGAGCCACCAATGAACGTATCTTCAGCACCATAGTACGCCTCCAAGAAGTCATAAGAAGGGATTGTGTCACTACCGAGGAAACTAACCAAGTGCCCTGCACAACTTGCTGCATCATGCAGGTTACTCTGACCACGAAGACTGAAGTCATGCGCTTGCCACAACACGAAGTCAATAGGTGAACCTGTTTTAACTGCGTAACCAGTCAACATCTTGCGGTACTCAAAAGCAGTAGTTGCCGTAGTAATTGGCTTCCAGAGCTCATCACTCAACACTGTTTCCAGATAGTTTGTCAACCAAAAGAATTCAGGCTTTGTGTTCTTGATTGTCAGCACAGGAACTTTAACGGGAACCAAGCTGCCTTCTGGGAGTGCTTTGATTTCAATAGGGAGATAGCCAAGGTCGTGCAAGTCAGCAATGTGCTGAACATCAACAACACCATTACCAAGGGACACATCACAACGCTTTTTGTATTTTGCAAGCACCTGATCTTTTGGTTTGTTGAAGAAACCCTCGTTAAAACTGTCAATCAAGAAGTCCTTGATGAAGCCTTGCAATCCGAAGAAAACTACCTTATCGATTGTTTTACCACCGACAGTAGGCGCAAGTTTGTTACTGCGAGGTGTGAAGTTGCTATAGATCATTTCTGTACCTACAGGGTACATAGCTTTGTGACCTACTTTATAGAAGTCGCAAGCGAAGATTGGGTCAATATATGTCATGATGTTTCCTTTCTTAAATAACTGTAACTTTGTCAGCAACTTCATTGTTCATCAAGTTGCTTGTATAGATTGTACCATAGTATTTCAAAAGTTCGTCTACTCCCTTGCTGAAAATACCATGCGTCACGTAAAGGTCGATAGTCGTATCTGGTTGCGCTACTTTGATGACCTGAGCAAGTGCTATGAATGTAGCTCCACCGTCACAAATGTCATCCACAACCACAGCAGTACAACCCAAACTATCGTTTAATTCTTGCGTGTATACAACCTTACCATCTTCGCGTGTTTTCTCAAAGCAAACCAACTTTGTATTATAACAATCCGCAACCTCTTTAGCCTTCGCTTTTGCACCCTTATCAGGAGCAACGATTGAAGCGTAATCCCCCGCCAACTGAAAATCCTGCTTTCTTTCAATAAAATTGATACCAGACTCAGTTAGTAGGGTTTTTGATACATTACTATGCAAGTCTCTAACAACCAATGTCCCAAAGTATGCTGTTGAAAGTAGTTTTACGAACACCTCCAACGCGAAGGACTCGCCAGTAGAACAGACACGATCTTGTCGTGCATAAGGTAAGTACGGTAAGTGCAAGGTAACGCCTTCTTTGTAGAACCCTTGGTGCTTCAGTGCGTTAAGAATGTTTAGCATGTGCATTATGTTGCTTGCATCTACAATTCCAGTTACAAAAACATCTGCGGAAGTACCCTTACGTTCTGACAGTTTTACACCAACCTCCCCACCGGGGAAAGTCCAAGTTTTGACTTCTACACTAAAGTTGTCGTCAATCACTACTTCGATCATACAGTCCTTTCGTTTCTAAATTGTCAAACAAATTATGCTTTTCGCACAAAGTAACCCACAAACAATGATACAGCTTTTCTAACTCGGATTCTGGAACTGCTACGTTTTGTTGCATACCGCTATCTCGGTGAAATTCTAGAACCTGACTGTTCCGATTATACACGAAGTTCATGTCTTCGTTTTCTTAAAGTTGGGGTAGCACCAATCCTTGACGTAACCTCCGTCTTGTATACCTTCTGCTGTGCAAAGTACATTCCGGATATTAAGGGGCCAGAAGCGTTTAGCAGAAAGACCAAACGGTGTTTGCTTTGCAAATGTCTTTGTTACCTCGCCATCGAAATCCAACAGATATACGACTTCTTGTCGTGTAATAAAAGCCCATATGTTATAGAACATTATTTCTCCTTATTTATCGCTCAGGGTTTTAAATATCTTGATTTTATTTAATCAAGTGAATAATTGCTAGGTAAATCTGACTCATGCATGGGTAGTCGTACCAACGCTTGTTGTCTTTTAACGTACTTCGGACATAATTAGGCACTTCGCTCTTCATCATCGTAACCTTTGACTTGGACTTAGCCAATTGCACACCAACTTTCTTGTTGTATTGGTCATCGGGGTGACAAACAGAGTATTGCACATCAACGTACTTCTGACCCTTGTCCGATTCAGTGAGTACCCAAGTAGTAGAACACCTTGGTAGACTTTATCATTGTACTTAAACTCTACTTTTGATTCAGGTTGATTGACCTCTGGCTTGACCAGTTCAAATCGAGAATAGTGCCAAAATTCATCTGGGTGTTCGACAAGCACCACAAGGTCATCATCGATGCTGCTCACTTTATGAATATGCCCTTCGACTAGGTAGTCAATGCGTCCTTTAATAACTTTCACTTTGTCACCCGCTTTGAATTTGTTTTCCATTTGTGTTTCTCCTTTATCTAAGAACTTGAAGCAAGGTTGTTTACTTGCTTGTTGATGCGTGTATTATACATCGCATTACTAGCGTTGTACAATGGTTGAGTAGGTTGTGTGGTTAATGGCAAAATTAGTGGACTTCCTTCCATGACTTCCCTATCTTACCTTCACCAGTAAGCGGGACTCTGACCTTCAAGAATTCGCCAGCTTTAGTGATTGCTTTTTCAATCATGTGGGATACTTCCTCAGCAACCTCTTCTTGGCACTCATATTCCAGTTCATCGTGAAAGTAGCCAATCCTGCGAACAACAAACCCCTTGTACAAATAATATGGTCTGCGCTTCCCGTCAAAGAGTAACCCACCAAGCCAAGCATCCATGAAGCAACTTGCGTAATCCATCGCAATACCACCGCAACTCTGAAAGATGGTGTTCAACAGTGCTGACTTCTTGCGTGTCAATAGAATTCTACCATCAATTGCAGGAAGGTACTTGGACTTACCCGCAGATTGCCAGTAATTCTCAAGACTATCCTTCAACTTTGCTGTGCCTGGGTTAGCTTCCCAGAAAGCGTCAGAAGCTATTTTACCGTGTTTTTCTGGCAAGCCAAGGGTAGAGGCCACCTTCGGTGCTCCAGCGCCGTACATCAATGCGTAGTACCCATTCTTGGATTTACTACGATATGGCTTCCACTTTGGGCTTTCCTTGTCAAAGTCTGGACTATTGAAATACTCTGGAATCCATGAATGAACATCACCATAGAAAGCTACACAGTTCTTTGAATGCACATCCCCATCCAGTAGTTCCCTCGCTGTCTCACCACCATCATAGCGATAACAGTAATGCCCCTGCACGCGACCCTCAAGCGCGGCAGCGTCACCTGCTGCAATTAGAAACCCATCTTCTGAAGTCCACAAGTCCCTGAACTCGTAGCCCAATAGTACTTTGGGATCGGCTTTTGGCACGTTCACAACGACCTTGTGCTTCTGCCTATGCGTGCTTGCAATACCCGTCCTACCAGCACCAATTCGACCGTCATACTGCAATCTTGGGTTGTTAATCCAACTGTTCAATACAGATTGACGATTCCGCAATGATAACCACTTAACAATTTGACGGATCAAATCACCTTCCATAGCTTCAAGATTTGGGCACAATTTGCCAGTCTCTTGTAGTTTAGGTGTAGTATGAATCAATTTGCCACGGGCATCACGTTCAGGCTTGCCACTAGCATCACGTTTGAAGTTGAATAATGTAGGCTTCCAACCAGATTCCAGTAACCAATCTTTAAGTTGGTCTTGGTTAGCCATTTGCATAGGTAACTTAACGTCAAGCAACAGCCCCGCAGTAGGTTCATATTCCTTACCGTAAAACAACCAAGCATCGCCTTGCTGAACTGCATTGTGCTTCTCAGCGAACTTAATCCAGCTTGCTGCAAGGCTACCATCTTTTTTAAATGGCTTTGTAGGCATTGTATAGAACTGTTGCTCAGTCTTCTTCAAGTCCCTTGGTGGCAACTTAGGCTCAACGTCAGCACGAATTCCCTCCATCATACCTTCAATGCGGATAGCTAAGGCTTTGGCTTTATCAACGTCAAACTTCCAACCAGATAACTCTTGGCAGGACATGAGGTAGAATGACTTCTGGCCTGATTTGAAGTGCTGTGGACGCTCTGTAACATCCCAATCTTTGTAGATTGAAACCCACTCTGAAATCAAATACAAATAGGTTTTCTTACCCACAAGCGTGTCGCGCTGACAGTAAGTATCCATTAATGGGTGATGCTTCTGGAACTCAGCGCCTTCTGGTGCATCAGCAGTAAGCCCACCTACTTTAATCAATTCTTCTCGGAAATCAATCTTATGCAATCCGACTCGTTCCCCAAAGTCAGCAAGACTGCTACCCTGTCGATCAGGATTGAGATACATTGATAGGTAAAAGGTATCAACAAAGTTGACTTCCTTGCCGAACATTGTATCTGGGCCTACAGTAAATTCAACACCTAGAATGAAGTGCAATACGAAAATATCATACCCAAGACCATTGTGGAAAGTAATATTGGGTTTGTCGTACTTATCTACCCATTTCTTTAACTTGGAGTGCGCCTGTGAGTCATTGAAAGGATTAATGGTTTCCTTTTCATCGCTATCCAAATCTTCTAGGCAAATTGTCCAAATATTATTAGCCTCAAATACAAAACCATCTGCTTCAATGTCAATTGAAAAGCCATTGTGAACCATAAAATCCTTTCTTTTAAATTTAGCCCTTATTGTAGCACACTTTTAGAACTATCTACTTGAACTCCGACAGACTGATTACTAATCGGATAGATGGTTTCGAGCACATAGTTAGACAACTTGTTATAAGATTCAGGTGACAAGCCATCTTTATACTTCTCAGCAAGTTTCCTACCGTATGCTTCTTTAACTTCCTTGTATCTGTAGTATGCCGACATGGGGTCATCAAAGTACCCAAACAAAGGTGTCAAGTTTACAAACAAACATAGTTAAAACCCACCTGGCCCGTCTGCTGAAGTATCTAAGATAACTTCCCAAGTATCGGGGTCTAACGTGAATACGTCTGCTACACCTAAAGAGTCCCCGAAACGAGTCTTACCTACTTTAAAACGCACACGACCTCTAGAAAAGTCAGGGAGGATTTCAGGCTCCAGCAGGATAATGTTCCAAGACAGTTGCTCAAGTGAAGCACTACCTCGCGCACTCTCTTTACGAACATTAACCCAAAATGGTTCACCTTCCTTACCCTTAGGTGGTAGGAACTGGTGTGAATCCGTTCGGTTAATGTGACATACAATTACCAAATGACAATCATTGGCTGAACAGAAACTTGCAAGGCTAGTCATAGCCATGTCAATATCCTTCCGTTCGTTTTCACTCTCTAATCCACTAATGACAAGTGAAATATGATCCAACAAAATATACTTACAACCTTCTACCAAAACCATGTGTTTTACTTTAGCCATTAGGGTATCAATAGGCATACTGCCAAAATGGTCAAGCATTACTAGACTATTACTCTTAGTAATCTTGTCATATGATTCCTGAATCTGTTCCTTCGTAGCAACTGACAGTGGATCACGTTTAAACTTTAAGTAGTTTACTTTAAGGTCTGATGCTAATAAACGTTGAAATGTTTCTTTGGTTCCTTCTTCAAGGAAAATCATTCCAATCTTGTGTCCTGCATCCATGAATTTTCTAGCGAAGATTGAAGTAACCGTACTCTTACCACAATTCGATGGGGCCAGCAATAATGTTAACTCTTTCATCCGAAATCCATTAATCTTCTGCATTAATTTAGGAAAGCAATCAATTACTACACCTTTTGGTTGTGGTTCAGTGATAGTCTCGAAACTAATTTCAGATGCTCGGATAACCTTCTCAGTGGAAAACACTCGCTTACCGAACTGCACAAGTTTAGCCAACTCACTGGAGCGACCTGCTTGGAGGTAATCACTAGCATCTTTGAAGACATGTTCGGCGTTCACTGAGTAAATTGACATACCAGCATGAATGAAGGCACTGGCTACAGCTTCACGGGCTTCGTGCCCCTTAACCACACCCTTCTTCAATTCAGCAGGTGTGCAATAATCATCATCAAAGAACATTGTCAGGTCTTGGAATGACTCAACGAATTCCTTGTTATGCAAGATGCTTTCAACTGCGTTAGCTGTGCCAAGGGGAATGCTAACCACGAAGGGTTCCATACCCTCGTACTTAGTCCCACGTACATTGTCAACCAAGGATTGATAGACGCTCACTGCATCCCATTGACCTTCGGTAATCACCACGTTGTTGCGCTTTCGCCCAACCTGTTCAGCAACTTCTTGACCGAACAACTTGTTACCAATGTTCACTGAACCAACAGCAGACCAGTGACCTTTTTCTTCCTTTGACTTAGTAATATCTTGCTTGGTAAAACCTACAATTTTACCCTTCTGACTGTAAGAAGGGAAGTAGTAAGCCTCGACAGTCTTACCGTCAGTTTGTGACAAAGCAGCACGAATACCGAACTTCTCACAGATTTCTTTACGAATACCACGATCTGTTGCATCCACAAATGGATACTTCAAAATGTCATCAACTTTTTCTTTATTCTCTGTTTGCATATCACCCTTCTTGTTAAATGTCTTCTCACCGTTCCAATAGCCCATGTTCAATCATCCTCCCCGATAATATGTGCGTTGATCTTACTGGTATCGTCTTCACTAACAATAAACGGAACATTCAATGCTGAAAGCATTTCATAGACTTTTTGGTAGTCCGTCATATTCAACCTTTATTAGTATTCTTCATAGTACAAACAACCAAGTTTAACCCAAATTTCTTCAACTTTGTTTTCAATGCACTCAATTGTTGAATTGTTGTCTAGCAGCAACTGGAAGTTCATATGCAAACCACACGGTAGTTTGAAATGCAAGTCAGGTTCAAAGCTCATTGGTCTGGTTGTGTATATACCTTGATACTTTGACCAGTCATATACCCAAACAGTGATGTAGTACTTTTTGCCACGGTCATCACGGATGCACTTTTGCAAACCAAAATCAGACTGATTCAAGTTAGGTTGCTTGAGTCGCCCATAACCTGCTGCAATAAAGTCTTGTTCAACAAGCATTTCAATACACTCCTTCTTTTTATGTGTTCAATAAGTAGTTGGCGTACTCGTATTCGGTTTTTGTCACCGTATAATCACCAATCGAATACTCAGTTTTTGTACCAGCAGCTTTTTGCTTTGCTTTGTGACTATCTTGCTCACGTTGGCACATCCGGTTGAATTGACTTCGTGTTTTGTCTTTTATCTTGTTTACTTGCGTAGTTGAAGGTTTTAAGTCAGATGCTAAGGCCCTCTCTACAAAAGTTAGACGTAGCATAACTCCACCAAACTCTTCATAATTCATCTTTGTTTTAAGCACTTCACGTACCTTACCAGCATCACGAGATGAACATCCAGCAAAATCGGTGAACGCTTTGATCTTTGTGTTGATTAACTCCTCTGTGAGTGACAAGCCTTGTGACATTTACAATCCTTATGTTTGTTTCGATGTACAAATTCTAGCACAATCTCAAGCACTGCGTAAAGACCATACAAATAGGTATGTTATTTATATCTTCCTTGGTTAACAATTCTAAGTTAAACTAAGGTTATAACTACTATTAGTTATATAGTATTATAAGATATTCCTTTGTTTGGAGACAGCATACCCTTTACCCAAGTAACACCAAAGTTACTTAGGCTTAGGTAGTGCTGTATCTATTCCCCCATCTCGGACGACTTAGCTGGTCTGTAACTACAGCACAGGGTATTCCTACTACCGAACTGTAATCCCTTTCGTGCAAACCAGACAGGCGCAAAGCACCCGCATACACACGGTCGTAATAGCTAAATGGGCACAAAGCTAAGGTATCCCGATTGACGCACAGGGTAGAGAAGATTTGGTGAATCTCATGTGTAAGCGCAACTACATGCGCCCCTAACCCAAAGGATACTTGTCCGACTTGACTAAGGTTTTCTTAGTCAGAACGTAATTGTAGCATGAATTCCAAACATGTCAAGGTCTTTGTGCTAGAATATTTCAAGATTGATTTAAACAAGCTACAACAGCTTAAAGCACCACGAAGCACCTAGTAGTTGTCCAAGCTAGAATAACGGCTTCTAGATAGGTTTAAACCATTCCTAGCGGTATTGCCTGAAGTGACTGATTGATGTTAGCACAAGAATTGATAAAAGACCTTACAATCTGCTATGGTATTGCACCACTGGTTTAAAGTTGTGCTAGAATTTGTACATCGAAACAAACTGAAGGAGAAATCATGACAACAGCAAAAACGGAATTGGAAGAGGCTAAGTTGAAGTACCCATTGGGGTCACGGGTTCGATTCCTTGGTGATTTATCACATCTACCAGATGAGGGAATTGTAATTCACCACACTGGTAGTGGGTTTGTGAGGGTTACATGGGATTCAGATGAAGAGAATCTGAACTTTCATTACAAAGACGAGTACTTTCAACCAATCCCTCTTTTTGTTAAAACACAAGATAGCCAGCATCGACATAAACATGCTGATTTAATCATAGCTTGGGCGAATGGTGCTGAGATTGAATACAAACAACCAGAATCAGACGTGTGGTATCGCGTACAACAACCCTATTGGACTTCTGACTTAGAATTCCGTGTCAAAGCAACAAAACCTGCTGATATAGTTGTCGAGAAGTTCATTGAGTTTGCACCTAGCTTGGACAATGCTTACAACAAGCCTAACGTGCGTTACACTTTTGATGGTGAAACAAAGGCATTGAAGGCCGTTGAGTTGCTTGACAACAGCACAGAGTCATGATAGACTTGTTGATTAATTACTAGAAAAGGAGTTTGAGAATGTCAGATGTAGAACAATTTTGGCAAGCAGTCGCTGCTAAGTTCGGTGACAATCGAAAGTGGAGTGAGTTAAACCTACAACAGCAGCAAGTTGTTATGCAAGGTATTAACAACTTGCTTGCAGTGCTTCATCGGATGGTGTGATACAATCTAAGTTTTAAGTAAAGTGGGGAAATAATGTCAACTAAAGAACTCGTGCAGAAACGTATTGCAACAAAAGGTGTGCGCTCAGAGGATATTAAACACAAGGACAGACTGACAGAGGATCAAATAATTGACATACCCTTGTTGAACGTATTTGCTTGGGTACGTGATGGAAAATGGAACTACAAAGATTTTCAAAAATGGTGGGAAACCACTACAGTTGAAGACACTGTTAATTTGTAATTTGTAAATTGAAAGGAGAAGATATGTCTGAACGAAAAATGGCTACAATTCGTCGTATTGCAGAAGTAAAAGCAATCGAAGGCGCTGACCGCATTGTTGCTTATCGGGTTGATGGTTGGTATGTTGTTGACAGCAAGGATAAATATCAAATAGGTGACTTGGTAGTGTATTGTGAACCTGATTCGTGGGTTCCGCATAGCATTGCACCGTTCTTGACCAAACCAGATCAGTTCCCAAAGGTTTACAAGTCCGTAGAAGGTCAGAAGCTACGAACGATTAAACTTAAGGGTCAGTTGTCTCAAGGCTTGTTGTTACCTTTGTCCCAAAGTGATCACGACAAAAATCAGGCACTGATTGACTGGTTTGTTGTAGAGCACGGTGGTAATGATGGGTGCCCTCGTGTCAGTGAAGGTGATGACGTTTCTGAAATCCTTGGTATCCAGAGATGGGAAGCTGATATTCCTGCACAACTTCAAGGTCAAATGAAGGGTTCATTCCCTAGCTTTATCCGCAAAACAGACCAAGAACGGGTTCAGAATATCCGTGACTTAGGCCAGTACAAATACCTGATAAGGGTGCAAAAGCGAAGGCTAAAGAGGTTGTTCAGAATATCCGTGACTTAGGCCAGTACAAAGACACTATGTTTGAAGTTACTGAGAAGCTCGAAGGCTCGAGTCAATCCGTGTTCTTTTACAACGGTGATTTCGGTGTATGCAGTCGTAATGTAGAACTGAAAGATGATGGGGTTAACACGTTCTGGCAGGTAGCAAAGCAATACAACTTGGAATATAAGTTGCGTGGCTTCGGGAAGAACATTGCAATTCAGGGTGAACTTATTGGCCCTAATATTCAGGGCAACATCTATAAACTGCAAGCACCAGATTTCTATGTGTTTGACATTTTTGACATTGATAAACAGCAGTACTTTGTATCAAGAGATCGTCGTATTCTTTGCCAACTACTTGGATTAAAGCATGCCCCATTGATCGATAAAATTTATGGTTTTGCAACAAACAATGAGTATCTTTTATTTGCAGAAGGTAAGTCAGTTCTCAATCCGAGTCAAGAGCGCGAAGGATTGGTATTCAAAGCATTAGGTGGTGGTTTTAGCTTTAAAGCCGTCAGCAACCACTACCTTGTTAAACAGAAAGGAAATTAATATGTCAGATTTAGAAGGAATTATCAACAAGACCGATCAGATTTTTCAACTGTCAGCACCATACAACAACCCTTACCAAGGTAAGGCATCTCGGATTTTGTTTGTATGCTCTGCGGGATTGCTACGCAGCCCTACAGGGGCTGCTGTAGGTGTCAAGAGAGGGTATAACACACGTTCATGCGGCTCAGATGCAAGTTATGCACTAATCCCTTTGTCTGTCAACTTGATTGAATGGGCTAACCATATCGTCTTTGTGAACCAAAAGAATTACGAACAAGCTATTAAAGACTTTAAAAAAGTAAGGTACGATGAGATTATTAAATCAAAATCTATTGTCCTTGACATCCCTGACAAATATGACGCTTTCCATCCCTCGCTTGTTCGTAAATTCAAGGATTGGTTTGATAAATGGGAAAAGAATGAAAACTAAGCATGTTGATGCTTACATGGAGTCAGCAGAGGCCTTCGCAAAGTGCAGCAACGCAACAAGATTAAAGGTTGGTGCTGTTATTGTCAAAGATAACAGAATTATCAGTTGTGGTTATAACGCAATGCCTGAGCACATCAACGACCCGTGTGAACTACCAGACGGAACAACCGACCCAAGGGTGCGACATGCTGAGAAGTCAGCTTTAATGGGGCTTGTACGAAGTAATCAAAGTGCTGTCGGTTCAGTGCTATTCTGCACACACGCTTGTTGCAAGTTCTGTTCGATTGATATTGTAGATGCTGGTATCGCAAAGGTTTATTATCGACACAGCTACCGTGACTTGTCTGGTATTGAGTACCTGAAATCCAATGGTGTTGACGTGCAGCAGTTAGTAATACCTGACTGAAACAGAAGGTTTTTTGCGTTTGGATTGGAATTTGGTGTATACTTCGTGCAAGGCGGTTAGTTGTCTAACTAACCTTTCATCGTAACAATTTGAAGGGGATTTATATGACAACAAACTTCACTTGGCCGTTTCCAGAAATCAACGGTAAGCGAACACCTGAATCTCAGGCTTTACTTGACCAAAAGAAACATCACAAAACTCCTGTAGATTTGTCGGATGTTCCAGACGCTTTGTTTTAACTTAAAGGGGGAGTTTATGAAGAATATTAGTATTGCAATCATCGTTGTTTACCTAATCTGTGCGATTGGGTGGGTGTTAAATCTTATTGCAATTGCTGATGCAACTGCATTTTCTGGTATGGTTGTGCTTCGTGCAGTCGGTATTTTTATTGCACCGCTTGGTGCAGTGCTTGGTTTTATTTAAAGGAGGATAATGATGTTATCTGAGATTGACCTGAAGGATTGGGTGCATAGTGCAACCCCTGAGAAACTGTATAATGTCAAGCGTGGCAGCTTGGTTAGTTCTGTTGAACAACCTGACGTTGTTTTTAATTTCCATCACATTGACGGTATGTACAGCCTATGCCAACTATTAGACGGTACGTACTGGAATCTGGCAGCTTGGTCAGATGTTTATACGTGGAAAAAGAAGGTGTAAAAATGAACAAACTACAATCTGAAATGAAACGTATCAAGGACTTGTTGCCTACTGAGTTGTTTGAAGGCAGCAAAGATTGGCGAGAAGGTAGCACAGTAGAACGAATCGAATGGTTGTTGTCAATGTACGAAAGTTGTAAGTGCGAGGTAGAACGATTGGAAAATCTTGTTGATTAAAATATTTACTTGTAAATCAAGGTAGGAAGAACTTATGAAAACAATCGAATACTCTCCTGAAGAATTTTATCAGGATTTCATCAAAGATTCTGAAAATCCTGATAAACCATCTAAACAACTAACACAGCGAGTAGGTAAGCAAGAAATGATTGCAATGGTAGCTAAGGCTTGTCGTTATCCAAAGCATGAGGTGGAAGATGTGTTGCAGGGTTTATGGTGCGCAATCAACTATCATCTTGAGCAAGGCAGGGAATTTGACTTTGGAGGTATGTTTACAGCTAGACTTTACAAACCATTTGCCCGACGGCTTTGGGATAACAACATCCAAGGGTTTAAAATCAGTTCTGCACGCCCAAGGTTGAAGCTCGTAGCCACAGAAGCATACTCAAGATACTTACACAAAGGTATACATTGTCCAGTGAACTACTTCCCCGCCGAGAAGCTACGTGGTCAAGACAAGCCAAAAGAAGTTTTTACTATGCAATGGAAGCAGGCTTATGGTTTGTGGGAAATAGAAGATCATCGAAGAAAGTCTAAAGACCTTGCAGTTCATTCAGGTATTGAACAGCAGTCTTAAAATGTTGTATACTCTAACCATCGTAACAACTTAAAGGAAATAATAATGATTGCAAAAATCAAGTCTTTTACAGTATCACTCGTTTTCATCACTGCTGTTGCAGTTGTCTACCTTGATTTATTTGTGTGGAGGGTTGTGGTATGACAGTTATCTATGACTTTGATGAAAATGAGTCCGACTACACAGAGTTGCAGGAACAAGCCCTATCTGATAAACGCCGATTTTGGCAAAATATTAAACACCCAGATTGTCGTGACCCAGATCATGCTGGTTGCGAAAACTGTGAAGAAACTGAGGAGAACTTATGAAAATTTGGATTATTACGATGATTGCAGGACTGACAATCCTTTGTTTGGGGGCTGTACTTGATGGTGATAGCGGCTATGCGTCTGCACCGCCTGAGTTTGTTTTGCAGTCTTGTAAGATAACAAATTGCGGAGATGTGAAATGACTAAAGACGACGCAATTAAGCTGGCGCTGGAGGCGTTGGAAGAAATACACGTTGGCAACATGACACCAATGGCTGAAATTAACTGGAATAGAGCCATCACCGCCATCCGAGAAGCCTTGGCACAGCCAGAGCCTGCGTCGAACGAGCAAGATGCGTTTGAGCAAAAATTCCCTATGCCCAGATACTGCTCGCGCTTTACTGGAGGGTATGCAGCAACAGATCACAATGCGTGGGACGCGCATTCGCATTGTCTACGCTGGGAGGGCTGGAAAGCGCGAGCAAACACCACCCCACCACAGCAGGAGCCTGTGGCGTGGGAAATATCTGGAAAACTAACAGCGCTTCGAGAGGTGCAAGCATTTGTAGATAAACATGTGCGCGAGGTTGAAGACAGCCTGCGACAACTTTCAAACACCACCCCGGCAGCACAGCGCACAGTTGTTGCCCCATTGAAAGAGGATGGCACCGATCAAACCGCTGTGTTGCAAGCAGCGATTGATCAAACTTCACCGCAGCCAGAGCAGGAGCCTCCTTTTTCTGTGCAGCAAGCGCGCGCAATGGCGCAAGTTTGCTTAGACCTACATGAAGCACTTGGCTGCAAGTGGGGTGACAACCCTTATCTAGCCATCGCCAATCTGCGAAAAACACAGCCGCAGCCAGCACATCAGCTCGACGACATCAATGTCGTCGACTTAGCCCCAGCACAGCAAAACCCGGTGGCGACAAAAGTCTATGACGCTACTACAGGCAATACTTACGTCAAGTTTTTAATAGATGAGTGCCTGTTGCCGATAGGCACAGTGTTCTACGCCACATCGCAAGCCGCAAGGGATGCCGCATCGGATGCACAAGGGATGCACAAGGGCAACAACTTAGACGTGTATGTACTTTCTGAGATCGAAGCCGCTAACAACAGCAAAGAGAACGCATGAAACGCATTGATTATTTTTGGCCGCGAGCCGCCGTGCAGATCACGGGCATCGTCTTTTTCACACAAGTTATTTTGGAGATTTCTGGGATTGCTCAAAGAAAAGCCGGACTTGAGTGGGTGCTTCCTGTTTGTGCAGGGCTTTTTGCAGCAAGTGTTGCATGGACACTTTACGCAATTATTAAAAACGCTGTTGAAAAGGTGCTTTGCATCAAGGAAAACACATGAAGACCGTAATTGAAATGGCGCGTGAGGCGTTGGAGTGGGCAGTGGCTTTACATGGCTTGGCAAATTCACAGCGCATAAAAATTTAAGGAGTAAAAATGAGCAGGACTAAAAACTACTATTACTTTGAGGAAGATTTCTTTCTTGCACCTGAATCAGATGAAGAACTGATAATGTTACTTGAAGAATCTGGTCTAAAAAATTCTATACGATTTTCAAATATGGATTCAGATTCTGATCAATAATAAAAGACCTCTTTAATTGCTCAGGTATTGTTGTGCATTGAAATGCTGTGATATACTTGCAGCATCAAAACAAAGGAGTTAACATGACTAAATCCGAGATTGTTGCAGCTAAGTTGAACAAGCTGTTAGAAAGCAATGAGTTGTTGTTATGCAACTACTCTAAGCAGTTTGTAATCAGAAAAAGGTCTGTGCTTGCAGTAGACGGGAATTGCCTTCGTGTGAATGGTAAAGGTAATTCCTTCATTGTTGGTACTTTTAAAGCATATGTTAACTAGTAAGCTATTAGCGTCTTGTTTGATGCTGGTAAGTGAAGTTTTGTCTAACAAAGGGGTTGACTTCTATGAACAGGACTTGCTTTGCTTAACTGCTAATGTTTACTTTGAAGCAGGTGCTGAGTCAGAGAAAGGACAAGAAGCAGTAGCCAAAGTGACAGTGAACAGATCAAAGCACAAGCGGTACAAACAAGGAATCTGTGGTGTAGTCTTTGCTAAGAAGCAATTCAGTTGGGTAATGCAAAAACCTTGGTCTATTATTGAAAAGGTTTTAAACGGTCATGCACAATCAGACAATGCCTTGGAGCACAAGGCATATCAACGATGTAAGATTGTAGCTTCTAGGGTACTTTCAAGCGGGTCTAGAGTACTACCTGACAATACCATTGCTTACCACGCTACTTATGTGCAACCGGGGTGGTCTAAGAGCTACAAACAAGTAGCAAAGATAGGTGGACACATCTTCTACGGTGAGAAGTAATACCCGAGTATTTTGCAAGGGTTTCAAATGCAATTTTGAAATTTTGAGTATACTACAGGCATCTCAACAAACAAAGGAACACAATCATGGGAAATTTCAACGGTAAAATTTTGACAAAAGAGCAAGAAATTTTTATTGAATAGCATGAAAAACAAATTACTAATAATTCTATCGATTTTCTGTTTGTTCTACGGAATTTTCGTAGGTGCTTACTTTAATAAGCTAAACCTTAATTTTGTTATTGATTTCTTAGTCAATAGCATTTTAACGCACACAATGGGTTAATGTACATAAATAATTTTGGAGAAATTTCTACTATGTTTTCACTTTTGTTCAAGGTTTCTGTGAGAATCCTGCTACTTTTTGTAGCATTTGTTGCAATTCCTGCAATTTTTGGTACGGTTGCTAGTTGTTCACCAGAACCTGTACTTAGTCATTTGATTTAATAAGGGGGGGTAATATGAGTTTATCGCAGTATGTATACGAAGAGATTTTAGCTAAACAAATTGCAAGTCAAGCAATCCAAAAGGTAAAACAAAATACAAAGCTGTATCGAATTGTACAAGGTAAGATTAAAGATGTAGAAAGCGAAGTACAACAACTCATTGCTGAGGGGTGGAATTGCCAAGGTGGAATTGCTTTGTATCAGGACTGGTTTGGACAAGCTATGATGCTTGAAGTCAACGAAGATAATCATTTGCACTAATGTACACCAAAGACCCGACAAATAGAATTCAGCAACTGCTGAAGTTTCTTAAAAAACCCTTGCAGTGCTATTCCGTTGACGACGTAGCTGAGATAATCGAAAAAAGGTTTAGATTCGGTGTGTTTGTGCAATACGGTAGATTAATCGGGCAAGTGCATAGCTTAGAAATCTATCAAATGTCAAACAAGTACAGAGATAAGCCAAGGGAAATGCAGAAGCACGTATGCACAATTGAAGTACCGGTGGAGGCTTTCAGATTGGAATTAGCTGACTAAGAATTTAAAAACCCACGGCATGTTATCTAAACCAAAAAGCCGCGCGTTTACTTCAATCTAAAAAACCCATGCAGCGTATTTTTATTCAAAAACCCATGCACTACAATATGAATTGAAACTAAACAGGATGAATACCAGATCAGTCATTGGTAGGATTAGGGACTAAGCGGCTAGGAGTGAAAATCAGCGGGGGAGGGGGAGAGGAGGGGAGGGGCGAGAATAACCACGCTGGTTTGTCGGGTATGTCCAGGTGTTGGTTTTATGGTGCATAATGGAGACATCAAAAACTCAAGCCAGTAGGTGAAAACATGCATGACCCGATTTACATCTACATCAAAATCCCCGCGAAGAACTGGAGGGGTTACGCTTGGGTGTACTATGAGGCAACGCGCATGTCTAAGACACTCACCGCAGCTAAAAAGCGATTTTGCGAGGCGACGCAGTGGCACCCTGACAGCGTGCAGGCACGTTACAATTAATCCTTAAACCTTTGGGGTCTTACAAACCCTGATACAATCAAACCCTCAATAATCAACCTTATAAGGTAACATCATGAAATTAGACGAGCTGCAACAAATGAGTATCAAGCAATTGATCGAGTTAGAGTCACGCCTTTTTATGTCTGAAGACCATCATTATTCTGATCTAGTCGCTTATGTGATTGGATTAAGAAATGAGGTCGAGGCACTGGAGGAGCAGATCGAGGATATCGAGACACTCGAAGCATGGGAGAAAAAGAACGGGGCAGCATCCGCTTATTATGAATTTTTCAATGAATGCTTTGAGCGACTACCTACGCAATACCCGTGCCCAAGTGTCACAAATGAGTATGACAAGTCAGTAATTTTTGACGCTATCGAGGGCGAACCTCTTAAAGAGGCATTATATAAGGCTTTGCCCTTTGTAGAAGATGCTGAGGACTCGCAGGACTTCAAACCCGGCGCAGTTGCGAAGATCATTAAAGAAATTAAACAAGTATTGGGTGAATAACCCTACAATTTATAAGGATAATTCAAAGCCTGAAAATCTATGCTAGAATTTAGGCTTATCAAACGAAAACCAAAGAGGTTAAAACATGCGAATTATTAAAACTGAAGTTTTTACATTTAGTGAATTGTCAGAGCAGGCAAAGCAACTGGCTATTGAGTGGGGGAATACTTCATTTACCCATCATTTTTGGGGCGCTGAGTCAATACACAGTATCAAAGCATTTTGCGGAAAATTTGGGGTAAATTTGAAAGAATGGAGTTATGGCCCTTACTCCCGCCCGACTTTCCGCCATGATGCAACAAATAAAAACTTTAGAGGTCTAAAGTTAAAAAGTCTTAATCGTAATGAAATGTTGACTGGCTATTGTCTTGATCTAGATTTAATGAATAAATTTCACGATCATTTTAAAAAATCGGGGGACGCATTAGAATCATTTAGTGAAGCACTGACAGCGGGCATCAAAGCTGCGACCGAGGACTGGGAGAATCAATATACGGATGAAAACATGGGGGATTTTCTAGAAAGTAACAATTTTGAGTTTACAATTACAGGCCATTTATTTAAGGGTTAAATATCATGCATCAAAATATCGTAAAAATGAAAAACACGCGCGGGAACAAAGAACCCCGCGAAGATAAAAAGCGGGTAAAAGCGGGTTATGATAGGGGAGCTATCCGCAACAAAAAACGCGAAGCATAGTCAATAACCCGACTTAATAACCCTTAGCCAATAGGGGTTATTTGGGCGTGTTATAATTAACCGTCAACATCAAACAACTTTTAAGGTGCATTAAATGGTAAATTTTACATATCTTGAGAATTTAAAAATTTCTTGGAGCGTGTCCCGTAGCCGCGACACTTACGGGTATAATATCTGCCGTGCTTTTTCTCCAAGTTTAA